ACAACTGGCGTAAAGATATCCTTCCGACATACAAAGAGAACAGGAAAGATACACGCAAACCTCTGGTACTTCAGGCTGTCAGACAGTGGATGATTGAGGAACAGGGTGCAGTACTCACTGACAACTTTGAAGCTGATGACCTGCTAGGCATTCACGCTACTGCAAACCCTTTAACTACCATCATCGTCAGTGAAGACAAAGACCTGCAGACTATACCTGCCCTGCTGTACAACCCTGCAAAGGACACAGCGGTCAGACATATTGGTGTCCATGAAGCTGCATACAACCACATGCACCAGACGCTGACAGGTGACAAGACTGACAACTATGATGGTCTAGCAGGGTGTGGTCCTGTGACTGCCACCAAGATACTGGCACCTGCCAAAGAACCGGAAGACCTGTGGCCCTTGGTGGTTGCCGCCTTCAAAAAGAAAAACCTCTCAGAAGAACATGCACTGGTACAGGCACAGGTTGCCCGTATCTGCCACGCCTCTGACTTAGATAAATCAGGAAAGGTTATACCTTGGACACCACTGTAAAACATCCCAGCCACTACACCGACTTCATGGTTCAGCCAGCAGATTTCATCATGCAAAATGAGTTACCTTTCCATGTTGGCAACATCATTAAGTATGCCTGTCGCGCTGGCAATAAAAAATATGAAGGCAAGTCATACGCTGAAAGTGAGGTGACCGACCTGAAGAAAGCAATGCGCTACGCAGAGATGCGTATCAATCAGATTGAGGGAAGGGATATCATTAGTGGCTAAGTGGCGTGAAGACTTCTCAACCAATGGACTAACCTTCAACCAGTACCAAAAGAATGCAGCCAAGACTGCCATCTATCCTGAAGACAGAGCCTTAGAATATCTGTCTCTTGGGCTAGTGGCAGAGGCTGGCGAGTTTGCTGGTAAGATTGCCAAGTTCTACCGCAAGGACAAACCCTTTGATACACAAGCAGTCATCGATGAACTCGGTGATATCTTGTGGTTCATCTCCGAGATGTCCCGACTGATGCAACAACCGCTGTCGATAATTGCAGATAATAACACAACGAAATTAGCGTCCCGTGCAGAGCGTGGGCAGCTAAAGGGTGATGGAGATAACAGGTGACAGCAGAACTAGATACCAGAGCGCAGGTAGTAACGCGCAGAACATATAACAGACCCTTGGATAAAGAGGGCAAACAATTTGAAACATGGGACCAGACCATCAACCGTGTGATTAACCATCAGCGGTGGTTGTGGGAACGTGCCAAGGGTACAAACCTGTCACCTCTAGAAACCCTAGAACTTGAGGAACTGCGTATGCTTTACCTCAAACGTATTGCCTGTCCATCAGGCCGTACACTTTGGTTGGGCGGTACTGACGTAGCCAAGCGCAGAGAAGCCTCACAGTTTAACTGTTCATTCGGACAGGTAGAGACAGTCCATGATGTAGTTGATGCCATGTGGCTGTTGCTACAGGGCTGTGGTGTAGGCTTTGAGCCAGTGGTCGGAACGCTTAATGGCTTCGCTAAACCTGTAGAGATTGAAACCATCAGGTCCACCCGTGACTATCGTGGCTATGACAGGAACAGGGCGCATACACATAATGGTGTGTATACACTTGAGGTTGGTGATAGCGCAGAGGCATGGGCAAAATCTATTGGCAAGCTGCTGGCTATGAAAGACCCTGTTGATAAGGTTGTCTTAGACTTCAGCCAGATCAGACCAGCAGGTGAAAGACTTAGTGGATACGGCTGGATTAGTTCCGGTGATAATACAATCCACAAAGCCTTTGAAGCTATCTGCGCTATCCTTAACAGACGCGCTGGGCAGCTACTGGACCGCATCGATATCCTTGATGTAATCAACTGGCTTGGCACCACACTATCATCTCGACGGTCTGCTGAGATTGCTGTGATGAACTATGGTGACAAGGATTGGGAACGCTTTGCCACTGCTAAGAAGGACCACTGGGTAGACAACCCACAACGAGGGCAGTCTAACAACTCACTGCTGTTCTGGAACAAACCAACGTACAGTCAACTGTCACATATCTTTCAGCTTATGACAGAGGCTGGTGGGTCTGAACCTGCCATCATCAATGCCACTGAAGCGCAACGCCGTGCGCCTTGGTTTAAGGGAGTCAATCCATGTGCAGAAATACTTTTAGGTAATAAAAATTTTTGCAACTTAGTAGAGTTTGACCTCAACAAAACTAACGGCATGGACCCTGATCTGGTGCGCCATTGGATAGGCTTAATTGCCCGTGCAAATTATCGGCAAACCTGTGTGTCTTTCGATGACGGTATCCTTCAGCGTAGCTGGCACGAACTGAACCAGTTCCTACGTCTGACAGGTGTAGGGCTGACAGGCATCGTGACTTGGGAACACCTCAACAATCCAGCTATGTTCGATCTGTTGCGTAACGCTGCACATAAGGGCGCACATGGTATGGCTGATGAACTAGGTCTGCCACGGTCTAAAGCAGTCTGCACAGTCAAGCCAAGTGGGACGCTTTCCAAAATCATGTCAACCACCGAGGGAGTGCATAAGCCCTTGGGCAAGTACATCTTCAACAACATAAAGTTCTCTAAGCATGACCCTCTCGTTCCTATCCTTGAAGCGGCTGGATACCGTGTGTTTCCTGACCCTTATGAAGGTCAAGGAGGTGATAGTGTTCTGGCTACCTTCCCCGTTTCTTACGAGGGTGTCAGCTTCGATACAGTGGATGGTAAGCACGTTAACTTAGAGAGCGCAGTGGAACAGCTAGACCGCTACAAGATGATGATGCAGCACTACGTTGACCACAACTGCAGTGTCACCATCAGCTACGACCAGACTGAGATTGAAGATATCATCGATTGGTTCCAAGAGAACTGGAACAACTTTGTTGGTGTGTCTTTCATCTATCGAAACGACCCTACCAAAACTGCAGAAGATTTAGGGTATCCTTACCTGCCACAGGAAGTGGTCGATCAGGAAACCTTTGAAGAATATGCAGCTACATTGAAACCCATTAACCTTGATGCAGCCAACAGCCTTGACGAGTTAGAGGATGATGGATGCGCCACAGGTGCATGTCCAATTAGGTAACTAATGCGTAAGAAATCGACGTACAAAAAGAAGGTAGAGGATATAGAGGTTGCACATGGTCCCCGTGTGCAGCCGCTACTTCCAATGAATGCAGCCCAACGTAACTACATTGAGTGTATTAAGCAGTATCCTCAAGTCTTTGTCACAGGACCAGCAGGAACAGGTAAGACCTACATAGCTGCAGCCATCGCTGCTGACATGTACAACAGGCATCAGATACATAAGATAATCCTGACAAGGCCCAACATCCCTGCAGGTAAATCTCTTGGTTTCTTCTCTGGTACTATTGAGGACAAGATTGCACCGTGGGTCTACCCTCTTACTGAGGTGCTACAACAGCGTCTTGGCAAGGGTAAGTATGAACATGCACACAAACGAGGTGCTATTGAGATTGTACCTTTTGAGGTTATGCGTGGACGCAGCTTCAACAATGCATTCGTTATCTTGGATGAAGGTCAGAACCTGACAGTCCATGAAATGAAGATGTTCCTGACACGTATTGGTGAGGACAGCAAAGTCGTTGTCAACGGTGATGTATCTCAACACGATCTAAAGGGTACACAGTCAGGTCTGCAGGTAGCTATCGATCTAATGCACAAGCACAACATCCCTGCAGCCCACTGCAACTTCACACATGATGATGTTGTGAGGTCAGGTATCTGTGCAGCTTGGACAAAAGCATTCTCTTAAAGGTTGCACTATAGAGGATTTATAAAATCATGAAAAAATTTCCGTATATATCGGAAGAACTTATCACAGCACTGGCCGAAAGAATTCCCCACATATCACCTAATAAAGGCGAGAGCATTGAAACGCTGATGTGGCGTGGGGGTATGCGCTCAGTCGTAGACCTTTTAACGCAACTTCATAAAGAACAACTTTATGAGAATTCACAGGATTAATATTTATGTGCTTTCCTAAATCACCTGCCCCCACACCAGCACCACCGCCACCAGCGGCCCCACCTGCAGCGGCTCCACGGCAAACAACCCAGCTTGGGTATGACCCGTCGAACCCTGAGAGTGGCATTGCTGCTGAACTGGGTGCTATCTCTAACAAAGCCAAAGGTACATCACAGCTTGTGGTTCCCTTAGACCCAACAGTTACTAACATTGGTACTGGTGGTTCTGGTCTTCAGATTACTTAGGGGAATTCTATGTGTAATCCTATTGGGAAACTGGCGCAGACTATCGCAAGTCCATTAAGCCTACCTATGAAACTGATGGAAAAAAATAAGATAAAACCAAAGGATATCTATTCCGGTGGTGCAACTCTATTTATTGGTGGTGACAAACATAAAAACCGGACGGTAAACAAGGCTCCAACCAACGTAAACACAGGTCTTACAGATAACCTGCTGTGAGTATGGGAAGCTGCGAGGCACGTTATCGGCAGTTAGAACAGACGCGACAATCCTACCTCGACAGGGCTAGAGATTGCTCTGAACTAACTATCCCATCGTTAATTCCACCAGATTCACATAACGAAACCAGCGACATCTATACGCCCTATCAGGGCATAGGTGCCAGAGGTGTGAACAACCTAGCATCCAAACTATCACTGGCATTGATGCCACCTAACGCACCATTCTTCAGGTTCATGGTTGAGCCATACACTCTCAAAGAGATGGCAGAAGACCCTGCAGCCCGTACAGATGTTGAGAAACAACTGGGCGAGTTTGAACGTGCAGTGATGAACGAGATTGAAAGTTCAGGTGACCGTGTTGCAGTCCATGAAGCACTAAAGCATTTAATTGTTGGTGGTAATGTCTTGCTACATGTTGGGCCTGAAAAGGTTCGTGTCATCCACCTTGACAGTTATGTTGTTAGTCGTGCGCCTAACGGTGACGTACTGGAAATAGTAATCGTTGAGAACGTATCACCTAATGCTCTGGACAAAAGTACAGCAGCGGCAATCCACGGTAAGCTGGAAGGTGACGAAAAGACTGTAGAGATTTACACGCATATTGAGCGCAAAGCTAACATGTTCCACGTTCACCAAGAGGTAAAGGGAACTGTCATTGCTGGCTCTCGCGGTAAATATAAACCAAATGCAGTCCCGTTCCTACCGCTACGGTTCTCCCGAATTGACGGCGAGGATTATGGCAGAGGCTTTGTAGAAGAACTACTGGGTGACTTACGGTCCCTAGAAGGTCTATCGCAAGCTATCGTGGAAGGTGCAGCAGCAGCGGCGAAAGTCCTGTTCATGGTTAACCCGAATGGGACCACCCGTATTAGAACCATTGCCAAAGCTGAGAACACAGCAATTATCGAAGGGAATAGACAGGATGTTTCAGTCCTTCAAATGGACAAGTTCAACGACTTTAGAGTTGCCTATCAAGCAATGCAAGGAATCGAAGAACGGCTTTCACAACAGTTTATGCTTCAGTCTTCAGTTCAACGAAATGGAGAACGAGTTACAGCAGAAGAAATCAGATACCTAGCTGGTGAGTTGGAAGACACACTATCTGGCATCTATTCAATACTGTCCCAGGAATTCCAGTTGCCATATGTCAATCGTAAGATTGAGGTACTGACCAAGGAAAAGAAGCTACCCAAACTGCCAGAGGATGTTGTTAAACCAACCATCGTCACAGGCATGGAAGCACTAGGTCGAGGACATGACCTACGCAAGCTGGACCTGTTTATACAGGGCATGACACAGGCACTAGGACCGGAAGTACTAGCACAATATGTGAACCTTCAGGACTACATCAAACGCCGTGCCACAGCCCTTGGTATCGACACTGAGGGTCTTATTAAATCAGAAGAACAAATCGCCCAAGAACAGCAGCAAGCCCAACAGATGCAGATGATGCAACAGGCTGGACCCGCTGCCATGCAAGAAGGCGTCAAACAATTAGGAAACTCATATGCTGAAAGCCAAAGACAGCAAGGTGAATAAGGCCAGCAAAGGTAAACCCTCTGCTAAACCTGCAGCACCTGCCAAGAAACCATTGGCAACTCCAACCATCCTCAAGAAGAAACGCACAAGGACTGATTATTAAGTATGGGCGAAAGCATTACTATAACAGAAGCTGAGACAGGCCCAGATGCACCTCTGGATAACTCGTCTGAACGACCAGAATGGTTGCCAGAGAAGTTTAATAGTGCAGAGGATATGGCTAAGTCTTACAGCGAACTAGAGAAGAAGCTGTCAGGTGGAACTTCTGAGGACAAACAAGAACAAGAAGAAGCACCAAGTCAAACAGACGATCAGCCTAAAGATAATGGGTCACCTGACTTCACCAAGTTCTCTGAGGAATTCTCAGACAAAGGTGAGTTAACTGATGATAGTTTCAAAGAACTTGAGACTATGGGTTATCCAAAGGAAATGGTTGAAGCGTACATCAGAGGCACCCAACAGGGTTCTGATGCTGATGTCTCTGCTGTCATGGAAGTGGCAGGTGGGACTGATGGATATAAAGACCTAACTGAATGGGCAGTTGAAAATGTCCAAGAAGCAGAACTGAAACTGTATAATCAAATGGTAGAGACAGGCACAGATAACGCTAAGATGGCGGTAGAGTGGCTGATGTCTAAGCGTGAAGGCGCAGAGGGTGTTGAGCCTAACCTGCTGTCTGGTAAATCCAAAGGCGCACCTAAAGATGAATACAGGTCCACAGCAGAAGTTGTGGCTGCAATGAAAGATACCCGCTACGGCAAGGATACAGCGTACA